CCAAGCAGAACGCGATGACCTCGCTGCGTATCTAAAGAACGCAATGAGTGACTCGGTTTTACAAGGGTACGTTTCCAACTTGGATCCGATGTACTAATGGCTAAAGCCATTTTAGTACTTAAGCGTCTATGGGAAGTCCTTCAATTCTTCATACAAACTAAACAAGCCTTTAAGGCTTGGAAAGTGAGTAAAGAAGAAGGAGAGGACGAACCATATGAATATTGAGTCTATCGGTGAACTAATCCAACTCATGTTTGCGCTTGTTTTTACAGGCGTTTTCGTGATACTTGGTTTTCTTCGTCGATAACTCTTTACTCAAATAGAGGAGTTCTGCTATGTCAAACGGTTGTGCCATTGACATGAGTTCTGACTTGAAGTTAGAACTCTCAACGACGGAAGCTTTATGTCGAATTATCGATTCTCCAAGGGCCCAGACTATCGTTCTAATGATTAAATATGAACTATGGTCTGAATTAGCTTCTTTAGAGATAGACCCGTTACACTATCAGGACCACAGCAATTTCGCTGATGATTACCTGATAACGAGTCTACTCAAAAAGAGTCTAAATTTACCTTTGGATATAGATAGACATCAAGTTGCTTTAGACACATTTTTAGAGTCTGAAGCCAGTTGTAAACTGACCGATGAAAAGCTATGCTCTATCAAGGAAGGAGGTTTACCCCCCTTGATCGAAAGAGCACGTAGCTTAATTTGGAAAGTTCTCGGTGCCTTAACTAGAAAAGATTTGGACTATGTCCAATCTTCTTTTGGTTTTGGTCCCGGGGCTACAACTGCTGTCGCTGGCGTCGGTAGTGTGATGTCAGATAAATTTGATGAAGAAATTCATCTAACCTACTCGATGATCCCTTTTTACAAGTCCATCATTGGACAAACATGGTGGGAAAGAAAAGCCCACCCTGTTGTGAAGAAGGGAAATCGTTTTACTTCGGTTCCCAAGAGCGCTAAGACTAACCGTGGAATCTGCGTCGAACCCACTCTGAATATTTACTATCAGAAAGGGGTCGGCCAGCTACTACGGCGTCGTCTTAAACGACTTGGTATCGATCTATCGGACCAGTCTAGGAACCAAAAGTATGCAGCTAGGGCCTTTCGTGACAATCTTGCCACGATTGACCTTAGCGCTGCTAGCGATAGCATTGCATACCATCCGGTTA